TTTTCATGAGAAATAGGCTTTTTTATTAAAAAACATTTGCATATTAAAATAATTCATTATCTTTGCCATGTTTTCATATTAATATTTAAGGTTATTAATTGCCCTCTGCGCCCATCGTAGAGGGTTTTTTGTTAAAAAAGTGTTAAAATCTATGCCAATAAAAGTAAATTGATTATTTTTGTACCATAATTTTAAATATAGAAAACATGAGTAATTTACCAAAAATTCAAGATTTGTACCTTGATAAAGTACAAATACAAAAGCAAGACATTTTTATAACTTTGCTTAATCAAAACCCAGACCCTAAATGGGTTAAAGAACACCCATTTATTAGAGGTTACAAATACCTACCAATTGAAAGGGTTGAGTATCTTTTGAAAGCTATTTTTAAAAACTACAAAATTGAAATCACAGGACAAGGACAATCTTTTAATGGGGTTTGGGTTACGGTTAGAGTACACTATTTACACCCAATAACGGGAGAGTGGAGTTTTCACGATGGTATTGGTGCGAGTCAATTGCAAACCGCTAAAGGTACGAGCGCAACCGATTTAGTAAATATAAATAACGGGGCGTTGGCAATGGCTTTTCCTATGGCAAAGACAATCGCTATAAAAGACGCTTGCGACCATTTTGGTTTATATTTCGGATCAGACTTAAACCGAAAAGATTTAATCGCTTATACGCCTGATTTAACACTTATAGACATGGACGAAAACCACCCAAATTGGTCAAAAGTTGTCCAAGCCATAAAAGACAAATCAGCTACATTAGAACAAGTAAAATCAAAATATCATATTTCAGAAGAAATTGAGTTAAAAATTTTTGAATTAATAAAATAATTTTGTATATTTGTACGTCGGCAATTTAAAAACATAAAAGCATTAGGGGAGTAGGAGCCGACACCGAAACCCGAATGCTTTTTTTTATTATGATAGGAATATATAAAATTACAAGTCAAAGTGGAAAAATTTATATCGGGCAATCAACAAACATTAAATATCGTTTTTATAGATATTCAATTTTAGATTGTAAACAACAAAAAAAACTTTATAGTTCTTTAAAAAAATATGGAGTTGAAAATCATATTTTTGAAGTTATACAAGAATGTAATATTGAAATGTTAAATGAACGTGAAAGGTATTGGCAAGAATATTACAATGTTATAGAAAAAGGTTTAAATTTAAAATTAACAATGAGTAATGATAAAAGTGGTTATTTTAGCGAAGAAATAAAAAATAAAATGTCTTTAGCTAGAAAGAACAAACCATCTAATCATAAAGGTAAAAAACATACAGAAGAAACAAAACTTAAAATGTCTAAATCTAAAAAAGGAAAAATTAGTAAAGAAGCTAGACTTAAAATATCTTTAGCTAATAAGGGTAATAACAAAAATGGCTCTTTGATAATTGACTTAAATACAGGTGTTTTTTATTATTCAATAAAAGAATATGCTACAATAAATAATTTAAAGACACTTAATGTATTTAGAGCTTTAAAAGGAATAACTAAAAATAAAAGATTTAATAACTTAAAAATAATTTAAAATATGAGTTACCCTATATTTAAAATCCGAGCCAGCGCAGGCGGTAAATTAATGACCGAGCCAAGAGCGAAATCAGAAACGTTAAGCGAAACAACAAAAAGCTACCTTAAAGAATGGGCAATTTGTCAAATGTTTAATGTTCAAAATGAAATTAAATCCAAGTACACCGAGCGAGGAATACAAGATGAGGACAAAGCAATTGACTTAATGATGACCGTTTTAGATTTGCCATTTACTATTAAGAATGAGCAATATTTTGAAAATGATTATTTTTGCGGAACGCCTGATTTAATTATTGGAGATACGGTGTATGATGCAAAATGCGTTTGGAGTTGTTTTACTTTCCCTATCTTTGAAAAGGAATTACAAAATAAAGATTATTTTTACCAGCTACAAATATACATGCATTTAACAGGGTGTAAAAAAGCGATTTTAAGCTATGTTTTGTTAGACAACGAGGCAATACCTCACATTTACGAAGTTGAGCCAAAACAACGCATAAAAACGTTTGAATTTGACTATAATCCCGAAGTAATTGAAAAGCTAAAAGAGAAAGTAATTTTATCACGTGAATTTTTAAAACAATTATAATATGAGTAGTTTAAACAATCTGTATATTAAGACAGAAACATTAGAAACTTTGCTAAATGTAGTAAAGACAAAAGGCGAAAAAGGCATATCAATTGATATATCTTTATCAGATGAAACGAACCAATACGGACAGAATTTGTCCGCTTATGTAACGCAAACAAAAGAGCAAAGAGATGAAAAGAAACCACGCTTTTACGTGGGCAATGGAAAAACATTTTGGTCTGATGGCAAAATAACCGTTGCAGCTAAAAAAACCGAAGTTCACGAGGCAGTGGTTATTAAGCAACCAAGCGATGATTTACCTTTTTAAAAATTTTTATTAAAAACCTTTGTTTATTCAAAGGTTTTTTTTATATTTGCACAGTTGTACATCCACCAACTTGAAAATATTGGTTACCAATAACCAAACAACCCAAGAAGCGAAAGGAGTGGATGCCTTGACCTTTTTGGGTTTTGTTTTTTTAATAAAATTATGGACAATCAAAAAGTATTAAAGTTTTTAGAATATTTTTCAGTCATTACAGTTGGTGCTGATAAAATACCAAACTTTGCATGGAAAGACCAACAAACAAAAAAATTAACACCTACCAAATTAAATGAAAATTTAAACTATCAAGGCGGTTATAAATGGACAGATAAAGACAATATTACACACGAGCGAAAAGCAACGACAGGCTTCGGACTTGTAACTGGTTTTGAATTTTTAGAAGTGGTTGATATTGATTTAAAAGTCTTTTCGACTGCTCAAGAACAACGAGATTTTTGGAATGAATTTTACCATTATTTAGATGACAATATTTTAGATTTTAAAGACAAATTTTGTATAACAAAAACTAAAAACGCTGGTTATCATATCCTTTATAAAACTAAAAGAGTTGAGGGCAATTTAAAACTTGCTAAATTAAAAGGTCATAAAGAGGCGTTAATTGAAACAAGGGGCGTCGGTGGTTATATATTTGCCTATCCTGATAATATTATATCAAATAAAACTTATTTTGATATAGATTTTATTTCAGACCAAGATAGAGAAATATTATTCTCATTTTCAAAAATGTATAACTATATTGACGAAATAGCTTTAGAACCTAAAAAAGAAAAGACTGAATTTAAAACAGGAGAGATAACGCCTTGGGCAGATTTTAACGACAAAAATAGTGTTTTAGATATTATCGGAAATGATTTTACGGTGGTGGCTAATCATAACAAAAAAATAGTTATTAAAAGACAAGGCGCAACAAGTCCGCATAGTGGCTACATATTTAAAGATAGCGGATGTATGTTTTTATTTTCAACGGGTACGATATACCCACATGAAAAATTAATCACGCCTTTTATTGCTTATACTTTTAAAAATTTTAACGGGGATTTTCAGACCTCAGCAAGTCAATTGTATAAAGATGGTTATGGGTCGAGAATTGAAAAGAAGCAAACCGAAAAATTAGAAAAAATAAAAGACGTTGAAAAATACGAAATTAAAAACATTGACTTCCCTATTGATATATTCCCGAAGCCTATACAATCATATATTTTAGAATGTGCTTCGACGCTTAATTCAAACATTGATTATATGGGTTGCTCATTAATGTGGCTTATATCGGTTTGCGTAGGCAATAGCTTTCACGTAAAGGTAAAAAACGGATGGCATGAAAACGGAGTTTTATGGCTTTCGTTGGTGGGTTCTGCTGGTATTGGTAAAACACCCTCGATAAATAATATTATACACCCTTTGCAAAAGATAAACCAAAAAGAAATTAAGAAATATTATAAAAAATTAGATGAGTATGAAAACTTTATGAAGTTGTCATCAAGCCAAAAAAAGGCAGTTATTGAAATTTTTAAACCCATAAAAACGCAATTTATAGCCAACGACATTACACTTGAAGCACTTGTTGACCTACACCAAGAAAGTGATAATGCGGTGGGAGTTTTTAAAGACGAATTAGCTGGTTGGCTTAAAGACATGAATAAATATCGTGCCGGATCTGATTTGGAGTTTTGGCTTTCGTGTTGGAGTGGCAAAAGTGTAAACCTTAATAGAATGACCCGAAAGGGGTCGTATGTAGATAAGCCTTTTATTCCTGTTTTAGGTGGTATTCAACCGACGATTTTAAGCTACTTTTATACAGAAGAGAATAAAGATAACGGATTTATGGATAGGATGCTTTTAAGCTACCCTGATGCAATTGTAGAAGACTATAATGAGAATGAATTAGACTATGATACTTATTCCTGGTATCAAGACCATATTATAGGATTTCACCAAACAATGAAAAAAATAATTGACCGAGATAATGAGCAAAATATTAAACCTCGTGAAGTTGTATTTTCAATTGATGCAAAAAAAGAATGGGTACGGATTTTTAATGAAATTACAACTATTCAAAATTCTGACAATGAAAATGAATATTTAAAAAGTATGTACCCAAAGCAAAAATCATACATACCAAGATTTGCCTTATTAATACATTTATTTAATGATTATTTAGACAATAAAGGAGTGCATGAAATTACAAAAGATAGTATATTGAAAGCCGAAAAATTAAGTAAGTATTTTGTTGAAACTGCTAAAAAAGTAAAAATTAATCAAGTTGAGGTTCGAGATATTAAAACAACTATTAAAGCAGGAAAAACAAATGCAGAAAAATTAAAGTTAATTTTTGAAGAAAATCCAGACTTTAATCGGTCGAAAACTGCGGAGTTATTGGGGATTTCAAGACAACAAGTATTAAATTTGTTGAAAAAAATAGGTGACAAATGATGACAAATGATTTGACAGTAGTTTACACCTACATTTGTCAGTAAAAAATCAACGTTTATAAGGCTTTACAAACAAAATAAGTGTAAAGTGTACATTTTAATAAAGTTTGAAAATATTTTAATTTTAATTTTAATTTTTCAAAAAATCAAAAAAGTGACAAGTTTACACCTAAAAAACGCCAAAACCCTTATAAACATTAAAAAGTAGGTGTCAAATTTAGGTGACAAGTGGTGTCAAATCATTTGTCACTAGTTTACACTAAAAAAAAACATAAAAAAAATGTTTGTTTTATTATTTTTTTGTATATTTGCACCAGTAGAGTCGTCGCTACAATGTAAAATATTATATTAAGTCCCCGCATTGATAAAGACGACGACCTTTTGATTTGTGGGGCTTTTATTTATATGGATATTAAAAGAGGTTGTGTTTATTTTTTTAGACACATTGGTTTAACACCAGTAAAAATTGGTTATTCAACAAATGAAAGTCCAATAGAAAGATTTAATCAATTTAAAACTTATGCCCCTTATGGGAGTGAAATTTTAGGGTTTGTAATTTTGTCAAATGCAAAAGAAATTGAAACTTTATTACATCAGAAATATGCAAATAAAAGATTAAGTGGAGAATGGTTTGAAATTACTATTGAGGAAGTTCAAAAAGAGGTTGATTTTTATTCTAATATTTCAGATATTGAAGAAAGAAATAATTTTCAAATTGCATGGGCAAAAGAAATAAATAATAAAAAAAATAAAATTGTTGAGGATTTAGATAAAGAAAAAAAGTTAGAAGAAAAAATTAGATTAAATTTAGAAAAACAAATTCGAGAAGAGTTAAAAATAAAAGAAAATAAAATACCTAAAAGAGAGCAATTTTTTAGATTGTATGAAAAAGATAAAAAATTAAATAGGTGGCATACTGCAGATATTTTTCAAGTATCACGTAAAACAATATTTGACTGGATAAAATTATATGAAAGTAAATTTAATACAAAAAAAGCACGATAAAATTACTCAAATGTTTCTGGATGATATAATAAACTTTGAAACGTTTGAGATATGCGAAACGTATTTTATTAAAAATTCAGAACTATTCACGATTTATTTAAACTAAAATGACAAAGGAAAATAAAAAACTATTAGAGGACTTGCATTTTAAAGACGCAAAGAAAAAATATCCAAACGTGCCAGAGTTTGCAATACCTAAAGAAAAGTTTTCGGATGCAACCGCAAACGAACTTACAAAAACTATTTGTAAATTTATTACATACATAGGTGGGCAAGCCGAGAGAATATCAAATCAAGGGCAATACCGAGATAATACAAAGGTTGTAATTGATGCACTTGGATTTAAGAGGCAAATAGGCTCAAAGGGATGGACAAAAGGACAAGGCACGAAAGGAACTGCAGATATAAGTTCAACTATACCAATTAAGACTAAAAACGGTATATTCGGGTTATCAGTTAAAATTGAGGTTAAAATTGGCAAAGATAAAATGTCACCCGAGCAAATAAAATACAAAGAAAATATTGAAGCGGTGGGCGGTGTATATTTAATCGCTAAAAACTTTGATGACTTTTTAATTGAATTTAGAGAAATTTATAAAAAATATTATAACAAATGAAAAACTACTACATAACAAAGCAAATGACTATTCACACCGATAATAGGGATCAGACCGCACCGAGTGGGCGAAAGTTCAGATTGTCTGGAGTTGTTAAAGATATGTCAAAGCCTGAAACGTGGGTTGAGGCAAAAAAAGAATATTGCAGACCCAGCACTATAAAATTTGTTTTTTTAGATGACTTAATGCCTTATTTTCTTTGCCTTGACATTGAAGCAAATGATAATTTAATAAGGTATTACCAAAGTGATAAATGTTAAAATTTTCCCAAAAATTTAAAAAAAGTTTTGTATTTAAAAATAACGTTGTATATTTGTACCATAATTAATAACAATAAATATTTAAACATCATGAAAACTTATTCAATTATTAAAAGAAATTACGGGGTAGAATTTAATAATTCTAATGCTAAAAAGTATGAAACTAAAGAACAAGCAATAAACGCTGGAAATTCGTGGTTAAGAGATTGTACTATCCACGCTGAAATGCGAAAAGGCTGGAATTTTGAAGTAATAGAAAATACTGAAAATTCATTTAAGTTTACAGGTATTGGTAAAACTAATTAACAAACAAGAAGCTTAAAAACCCATTTTAAACATGAAAACACTAATTGACAAACATCAGACTTGTATTGAAATCCTTGAGGCTATTCAATACTTTAAAATAAGAAAAATAACAACAAATAAGTCATTAAATGGCTTTTCTGGTACATTCCCAAATTTAAGACGAAAATATGAACATACGATTATTATATACGATATGTGTATTGAAAGGCTAAAACAAAGATATGTTAAAACTTTGTTAACGTTAAACCTTAAATAAATAACTTTTGTTATTTTTGACACATGGAAACAACAACAATTATAATTATCGCAGTAGGCTTCGGCTTATTTTGGTTTGGTTTTTTACTTTGCGCTCTTTTGACCAAAAGCGCTAAATGTAACGACGATCACGAAATATTAATGCTTTCACAGCTAAATAAGAACTTGCAAATTAAAGTTGACAAGTTGGAGATTGAACTTAAAAAAGCTAAATTAGAACGGTATGCATAACGTTTTGTGGCTTGGCGAAGTACCGCCTTGCAGAATGTTCAAATTTAGTACAAAGGCTTGTGGCGGTATTTTGCCAAACCACTGTTATAAGCCGTTTTTATTTGTGTTTGGCTTAACAATTTAATTTAAAAACAAAATGGAAAAAATAGAAGCGTTTAAATTGTCTGATGGTAGAATCATAGACAACGAGGAAAGAGCAATAGAATTGCAAAAAGAGATTGATATAAAAAAGAAACTATCTTTTTTGTGTGAAGAATATCTCAATGGTTTGGAATATTTTGAATTGGCTGATGAGATTTATTCAAAAAGGGAAGAGTTTCTGTCGGCTTTAAATGGCTTATAACTTGTAAATATACGCAGTTCAATAAATTGCACCTGTTAAACTTTTGTTAAAGACGATTAAAATCAAATTAACTTTTTATATTTTTACAGCATGAAAGCACTAATAACAGAAATATACGAAAAAATGCAAAATGTCATTTGGGAGGCACAGGAAAATCACCCAGATGAAGATTTTTTGGGCAAAGACCGAGTTGAAACCGAGCCAACAGGCATAATCTTTGACATTGATTGGGTAAAAGGCGGTAAGTTTTGGGATGAGTACAGAGCAGTTAATATCGAAGTTACAAATTGTGACGGAAAGCCTTTGCCAAATATCAACAATTATTTAAATAACCTTAAAATATCTTATATCAATGAACCAGCTATTTAAAGAAAATTTAGAACTTAAAAAACTTGTCAAAACATTATTTGATAAAATGGATGCTATTGAAAAATTAGAATACGATTGGAATAGTAGCACAGAATGGCGCAAAGCGAAATACAAATTAGAGGCTGAAATCAAAGAAATTAAAAACGAACTTAAAAAACTTTTATAATATGAGAACTCAAAACTTTTATAACTGGATGGAAAATGTAGTTAAATCAAATTTTTTAGCTGACAACGAAAAAATGACCAACGCTTTTAATATTATTTCAGAGGCTGAACAAATAGAAAAAATGAGGTTGACTATTTTAAGTCAAGCCGAAACGATTAGAAATCTAAAAGCGGATTTGAAAAGTCATAAACAATTTTTAAATGAAGTTGTTAAAGAAATGCAGGTTGATTTTGAAATAGTTAAGCCATGACAAACAAAGAGGTATGCGATGCTTTAAGACCTATTTTTAAACTAACAGAGGCAAAATCTTCAGATAGAAAAATGTTAACCAACTTACACAATAAGTATATTAAAAAATGGGATTGTATTGATATTGTAAATTATAAATACTTAATTCATAAATATGCAAAGTAGAGTAGTGACAACGGATCAGGCGGGGGATATATTATCCATATCGAGAAGCGATATTTACAATTTAATGAAAGCAGGAAAATTGAAATCTATTGAAAACATACACCCTATACACGTTTTTTATGTAGAAGATTTATTAAAGTATGCAGAAAATATAGTTTATAATTTGCCTGAAATTAATGTGAGTTTTGAAAATGATTTTTTAATCTTTGAAAGTAAAATAAACTAATGGCACAAATCTTAAAACCAAACAGAAAAGACAACAGAGGCGGTCATGCCAATTGCGGGAGAAAAAAAGGCAATACAAAAGGGTTTACAATTAGATGCAAGCCTGAGAATATCGGAGTAGTGAGACAATTTATAAATGAAAACAACCTTTAAAATGAAAACAGAATACGAAAAATTTTTAGAAACAAAGAAAAAAACATTTTTAGAAAGCGGTTTTGATGTTAAAAAAAATACG